ATGCCAACGTCCCCCCCCGAATTCTATGGTCTCCTGGTCTCCATCGACGGCACCGCCATCAATGCGGAGAAGTACCCAACGCTTGCCGCTATCATCCGTGATGGATGGGACAGCGATGATGCTTTCCTTGCGGAGATTCAACAGGCAGGTGAAGAGCGCCGCGCCAAAGAGAAGGCCCTCCGTGCTGCCTACCAGACAGTCTTTGCTAATCTCCCTGCTGACTTCGACATGAACGCCACAGGACCCAAAGAAGGCCCCCAGAGGCCCACACAAGCCCTCTTTGGGGCTGTGGACCAGAGCCACCCCTAGAAGGCCACACAGCCCAACACAGCAAGGCCCCGGTGCGTCATACACCGGGGCCTCTCTTCATTACGCTATCAGACTCCGCTAGACTCCTTCTCCCATGCGGTCAATTCACGGATCAGTAATCTCTCTGCTGCATCCCCGGCCAACTCGCTAGCCTTATCCTCTGGTCGCCCCGCGTCACGCTCTATCTTCAAGACCCGGTCCCACTCTTCACGATATGCCTTTGCTATGGCCTCTGCGCGTTTGCCCATTATCTGCCTCCTTTGTTGAACTTACTTAGGTATATCCACAGAAGGCAATAGTATCTATCAACCCCAATTAGGTGTCAACCCCGTCGAATATTTTCATTTTCTTCACCCACCCCGCGCAGCTTTCAAAACCCCTGCCTATTTAATTTTCGGACTTTCTGGACACACACCGCGCAGCTCTTGGATCGAATTATCCCATTTATCACAGTCGCCCCGCGCAGGTCCGTATCGAATTTATGCACTTTGCGCACTCGGTGCGCGCAGCTTTGATAGGCCCCATTGGTGCTATGCCTTTGGGGCTTTTTTTGTGTCTGGCCCTCATGGAGAAAAGAGTTGTAATCCCCCCGGTACACTCCCCGATCTTATGTATATTGAATGCAGAAAGCAGTATTCACGAACCCCATAGGATAACCAAAAAAATGAGACAACCCGGCGAGCGAGACCCCAATAGTAAGGGGGCAGAACCCCCAAAACCGACAATGGACGCAGACCACTACCAGCTGATCAAACGCCTTGAGCGTGAACGCGCAATCAGGAACGCGACCTCAACTATGCAGCCCATGAGCGCAGAGGACGCAGCCTACCAGCGGGCGATCTCCACCCGTGACGCACGAATCTGCATGGCCTGCACTCCAGTGGAAAAAGCCACACTCCACGCCTTGACGGAAGTTCGCGGCGTGACCATGACCGCCTATCTACTGGCACTCCACCACGGCGATTTGCAGTACTTCCGTGAGAATGCCGACCCGGATTACATCGAAGTCTTTGATGAGGCGTTTGAGAAAGCGTATGCCCGAATCACCGGCCACCAGACGCTAAGCCAGGTCGAAGCCGACATGTTGAAAGGATCCCACCATGGCTGAGTCCAAGACCTCACCCCGACAGCTTAAAGCGCGTGAACGCCAAGCTAGAGCGTTGGAAATGCGCACCAGTGGCGCGACCTATGCGGAGATCGCCAAGGCGTTGGACTACGCAGGGCCTTCGAGTGTCCATAAGGCTTTGACCACGGCGCTGGACAACATCATTGCTCCCGAAGTGGAAGCCCTCCGCACGTTGGAGGGGCAACGATACGACGCGGCGCTGAAGTCTATTTGGCCGAAGGTGGTAGACGGTGACCTTGACGCGCTACACGGCTTTGTCAGGCTCTCTGACCGGCGCTGTAAGCTCTTCGGCCTTGATATGCCTGCGAAGGTCGCACCGACCACGCCAGACGGCACAGAGGCGTATCAGCTGGAACCGATGACGACCGAGGAAGCGATTCAGACCTATCTCGATGCTATTGAGCGAGCAACGGCGAATGACGGCGATTAGTGTTGCATCGGCGTTTGCGGAGTTCGACAAGACAGTACTTCGTAATCGCTACATTCCCCACCGACCTACGGTCAAACAGGCGGAGTTTCTGGCAGCTACCGAGGAACCCGAACTGCTTTACGGTGGCGCGGCGGGTGGCGGCAAATCGGATGCCATGATTATGGCGGCGTTGCAGTATGTCCATATCCCCAACTATCGCGCCTTACTCCTGCGTAGAACCTTCGCCGACCTCGCCTTGCCCGGTGCCATCATGGACCGTACCAAGCAGTGGTTGGCGCACACAGACGCCCGATGGGTTGCTCAGGACAAGTGCTTTATATTTCCAAGTGGGGCGATCCTCACGTTTGGTTATCTGGACAGTGAAGCGGATAAATACCGCTACCAGTCGGCGGAGTTTCAGTTCGTCGGATTCGATGAATTAACCCAGTTCAGCGAGACGCAATACAGCTACATGTTTTCGCGGTTGCGGCGACTCGCCAATACCAACATACCGTCACGGATGCGGGCGGCAACCAACCCCGGCGGCAAGGGCCATGCTTGGGTCTATCGGCGCTTTATCAACCCAAAGACGGCCACAGCCCCGTTCATATCGGCGAAGCTCCAAGATAATCCACACATTGACCAAGCCGAATACGAGGCCATGTTAGGGCACCTCGACATCTCCACCCGTGCGCAGCTCCGCGATGGGATCTGGCGGGTGGACAACCCCGGTGCCGTCTGGACATGGGCTTCCATCGATGAAAACCGAGTACTTAAAGCACCCAAAGATCTTGCCGTCGTGGTTGTCGCCATCGACCCCAGCACGACCCCAGATGGAGATGAAGCCGGGGTCATTGCAGCAGCAAAGGGTATCGACAACCACACCTACATTCTGCGGGACGCATCGATTCAAGGCACCCCCACCGACTGGGCAAAACGGGCAGTTCACACCTTCAATAACCTGCAAGCGGATCGAATCGTTGCCGAACGAAACAACGGCGGCGAAATGGTGCGGTTAACGGTGCGCACGGTCTGCAAAAAAGCGCCGGTAAAACTAGTGTGGGCTTCACGCGGAAAGGTCACCAGAGCCGAACCGGTGGCCTCACTTTATGAGCAGGGCCAAGTGCATCACGTCGGCGACTTTGAGGACCTCGAATCAGAAATGACCCAATGGACCCAAGGTGACCCGGAAAGCCCGAACCGACTCGATGCGCTGGTCTGGGCAGTCACTGACCTGCATAAAAAGGGCCAACCGAAACCAATTGAAACATTCCGACGATAAGGAACTAATCAGATGCCAGTTGTAGCAACTCCAATCGAGAGCGGAAGCGAATCACTCTGGGTGACCGTTGGAATAGGTGACGGCTATTTCGTAACCCGGCTTTACTCTGACTCATGGACAAACGCGGATGACGACAAGAAGTTGGCGGCGTTAGTCACGGCCCAAAGAGATATTGAATACTGCCCCGATTTCGTCTTCACGAGCGATGATAAATCCGACCCAAGCACAGAAATGCAGTATGCCGTATGCGAACAAGCATTAACCCGCCTACTGGATCCCGATCTCGACCTCCGCAAGACGCTACAGGCCCAAGGTGTATCTTTCGCGGATATCGTGAAGGAACAGTACCTTTCCAATGCGGCGGGTAGACCAGCACTCAACCCACGGGTATTCGACATCCTGAACGCTTACACATCGGACCGCAAGAAGATTTCAAGTATTACGACCGTCCGGAAGGAAGCGCCCACCACATGACTGATCTACAGATTGCTTTCGATTCTCTGAAAGCCAAAGCGAAGCACCATAACCTTCGATGGGATTACTACGGCGGAAAGCAACCACTGCGGTGGACCTCAGAGAAGCTCTACGATGTTTTTGGATCCGACCAGAGCGACTACGTTTTGAACTGGTGCGCGGCCATTGTTGATGCGACCGTAAACCGTATGCAACTGGAAGGTTTTCAGGTCGCCAACAACGAAGCCATGAGCACGCGGTTAAACGACCTCATTGATATGAGCGGTCTACTGATTGACTCCGACATTGTGCACAAGGAATGCGACATCACCGGCGAATCCTACGTGATTGCGTGGCGGGGTGATGATGGCGAAATCGAAGCCTACCGAAATGATTCGCGAAACGTTCACATCGCATACGCCCCAGACAAGCCCAGGGCAAAGCGGATGGCGGCAAAGTGGTGGGTTGACGATTCGGAGCATCGGCGGATCACTCTCTATTATCCCGACCGGCTGGAATACTGGCGAAGCGTGAAGAAGTCGGAAGACATCGGCGACTTCAAAGAGGCCGACTGGACCATGGAGGCATCCGCCACCAATCCCTTCGGAACGATCCCGGTCTTCCATTTTCGGCTTGGCGGCTGTGGTGAATCAGAACTCGACAACGCGCTTAGCCTTCAGGACATCGTGAATAAGACATTGAGCGATCTGGTGGTAGCGGGTGAGTTCGAGAGTTTCCCCCAACGGTGGATGATCACGAAATCTGATATGCCCTCCGGGGGGATGCCTATCTCACCAAAAGAGGTGTGGAAGCTGCCACCGAACGAAGACCCAGACGCGCAGCCGGTAACCCTTGGTCAATTCGACGCTGCCGACCTCAACAACTTCCTGAAGACCATCGATTCTATTTCGCAGAGCATGGCAGCAATAACCCACACCCCCAAGCATATATTTTGGGGTCAAGGGGGGCAGATAAGCGGCGAAGCATTGATGGCGTTGGAGGCTCCACTCATTAAAAAGGTCACCCGGTACCTTGCGCGCATGAAGCAGACGTGGCGTGAACTGGGCGTGTTTCTCCTGCAATTGGAAGGCCAGTCTCCCGGAGCCGTGACAGACGTTAAAGCGATATTCGCCGACCCCAAGACAGTACAACCCCTAACGCAAGCTCTGGTGCGTAGTACCAACGTAGGCGCGGGGATCCCGCTGGTGACTCTGCTTAGGGATGAAGGTTGGACCGATGCAGAGATCGAACAGATGAATTCCGACGAAGAAGCCCCCGGCGTTCGCTTGGCTAACCGCCTTTCCCCACAGCCTACATTCGGCCCTGAGCCTGACACGGAAAGTAGTTGACGCACCCCCGGTACAGTTCCTGACTTTATGTATGAACGATACGCACCGGCATATAAACAAGGAAACAATGAATGCCACATTTCGATGTTAGAAAATACAAAGAAATTGAATGGTCAGTGAGATTCACCACGAGAGAGGGACGTACATACAAGATTGTCCCGGTCAGTGACCAGATGCTAAAGCAGATCGACGCGATAGCAGCCATGAGCCTATCGCGGGGCGAAATACAGAATGCGCGTCTCGCTATTTTTACGGGATCTGAGGCATCTGAGTTTTCCCGAATGGACTACCGTGAAAAGACAGTTATCTTACGTTATATCGCGGATATGATCGGGGTGGCGCGGTTCAATTGAAGCGACCGACGCAATATATCTGCTGGGTTCGATGGCTCCGACGTGAACAGGGAGAGGCTGAGCCAATCCAAAACGTGAAGCTCTTGGCCGAGGTTCACTGGAAGCCGGAAACCATCCTGAATCAGGAATGTGAAAAGGTTCGGGCTTGTGGGTCTGCATTCATGGCCATTCCGAACTGCCATGATGTGTGGCCCATCGCGGGATTGGATCGTCTGAAAATTCGTGAGCGTGTGTATCGGATTCTGGCGGTGCAGCTCGCCGAAGTACATCATGAGCAGGCCCATATCTACAACGGCTACAGGGTATTTCTGCGATGAATGAAGCAACCGACCTGATCCACGTCCATGTGTACTCGCTCGCTTTTCCTGCATTGCAACGTGACATCCAGATTCAACCGGGGCCGACCCTGCACGCGATGATCCGTGACATGGGCTTCCCGATGGATTTCACGGACAACATCAAAGTTGCGCTCCACGGTGTCCCTATTCCCCCGGAGCAATGGCCCAACGTGAAGCCCGAAGGGGGGAAGTGCATTCACATCGGCGTTATCCCTGCCGGTGACGACACGGGACCCGACAAGGGCCAACTCAGGCAGATTGCGTCTATCGCCACTGTGCTGGGTGGAGCATTGATTCCTAACGCGCTGGGCTTGTCGGGTGTGGCTAACGTCTTACTCCGTTCTGCAATCACAGGCGGCGGTGTCTGGGCAGCTACCACGTTCATTCCGGTACCCGAGAAGGACGATAACCAGTCCTTCCAGTTAAGCACGACACGAAATCAGGCGAGACCATACGGGCCAATTCCGAAGCCCTACGGACGTATGCGGATTTACCCGACATTGGCGGCGCAGCCGATCACGCGGGTGGCAGGAAATGACCAGTATATCAGTCTGCTTTTGGTTGCTGGCTTCAAGCCCCTGCATGTGGACGTTTCAACGATGAAAATCGGAGAGACGCCCATAACGGAGTTCTTCGGGGTGCGCCGTCAAGTGGACGATGGCTTTACGAATCACGCCCGTATTACCACCTTCGGTGAAGACGTGGAAGAGACGTTCATGGATCGCCGGGTTGGGTTCGCCGAGAATTGGCAGGCCAGCGGATCTAATTCCGATGGTGTCGTCTCTATCACGACCCCGGTAAACACCCGCAAGATCAGTATGGACTTTACTTTCCCGGACGGTCTTGGGAGACGTAGCGGGGAAACCCTCTATGATGACTCGGTAGAGCTTGAAATCCAGTATCGCCCGGCGGGCACCGAGACTTGGATCAACCACGTCTACGACCCGGACGACTACGTCTACAACCTGCAAGCTGAGGGTGCCGACCGTGCGCAGGTCATCCAATGGATGGCCGACTTGGGCGCGTTACTCAGTGACAATCTCGACGTGGTGGAGTTGTTAGGTGATCCGTGGCTTGCTGTGGGTGGCGACTTGCTGGAATCGCTCAAGATGGCCCAGAGGACGCTATATAATCCTCTCTCTTACTATGTCTCTCTGCCGAACCTATTCGAGGAATTAGAGGGGGAAACATCGGCCTTTGGTTTGCTCTTTGAATGCGCCCAAAGACTGCAACGAATCATTGACGCGGTGCAGGATGCCGTTAGCAGTGGCGCGCCTGGTACCCCGGCCTTCACAGCGGCTATCACTAACTTGATCGTCCCTTCGCTTGCGGCGGGATACGCCACGCTGATTCGTCGGCAAATGCTCGACACCGATAATTTCCCCGGCAATGGGGCTAATGTCGAAGGGTTGCGCGACCTGTACGAAGATGATCAGATCTCCCACATCTTCCAGACCCTGCCACAACAGGCGGTGATCTTTGTTGACCAGCGAGCCGGTGTAGTGCGTCGCAATGTCTCCATTGACGTACCAGCCGGTAAGTGGGAGGTTAGGCTCCGAAAACTGAGTGCAGACCACGACGATGATAGCTACCTCGACGAATGCCGTCTGTCTGTCTTCCGGTCCTATCGTGACCAATTGGCTATATCCCCGGCCATGCGTGAAAAGCTCGCTCTAATTTATGTGGACGTGAAAGCAACCGACCAGTTGACCGGTGGGCTTGATCAGATCTCCGTCGAAGTGGAGACACCCCTTCGCTATACCGAAGACGGCGAAACATGGCAAGGCCCCGCTCTGAGAGACGGCAGCGGTAACAACGTCTCCCGAAATCCCGCGTGGGCGATGGCTGACCTGTTGACCCAGACACCGAATCAAAACGCGGTCACCCTTGATAAGCTCGACGGTGACAGCCTGCTTGCCTTTGGGACGTGGTGCACAGAAAACAATTACCACTTCGATCACGTCTTTGACCAGAACAGCACCGTACACCGCTGCCTACAAGATGTTTGCCGGGTGGCGAAGGCATCACCAGCCATGCGAGACGGTCGTTATGCTGTGGTCCATGACGTACCCCAGACGGTACCCCGTGGCGTAATCACCCTTTCCAATGCTTCCAACTTCGAGGCGGGAAAGACAATGCAGAAACGGCCCCAAGCCTTGCGGATTCGATTCGTCAACCCGGCGAAAGACTGGGCAGACGACGAGATACACGTATATGACGACGGCTTCGGGGAAGGCGGGAAAATCGAGTACCGGAACGAGGTAGCAAGGGCCGAGTCTGCAACCCTGTTGAAGTGCTCCACGCTCTTCGAGGACGTGTCCCGGATTTATGACGTTGCGGCACAGTCCTATCTCGATATTGACGACTACACAGTCAGCACCAACACAGCCGGGACTAAGACAACGATTATCCCCAAGTCCTCACCCACCGATGATTTCGCGGAGGGCGGCAACTACAATGTGATCGGCAACGTGCAGGTTGTGACCCCGACCCGTGTTGAAGAGGTCAATATCCCCGGACTGGTGGACGTGCCCCAAGATCCGAATCATGCCTATTATTCAGGCCAAGTCTACAAGCTAGGGCGGTACCTACTGGCAGCGGCCAAACTTCGCCCGGAGACTTTCAAGGCAACCGTTGACTTTGAACACCTGACCTATGAGCGCGGCGATCTGGTCGAAGCCCAAATGGACACCGTGCTATGGGGCCTTGGGTCATCCCGTATCAAGAGCTTGACCCGCGTGTCTGGTGGTGGCGACGATGGCAAGGTTGAGTCAATCACCCTTGAGCAAGACCTCGCTTTGACGGATGCAGAGCACTACGCTTGCCGCATTCGCAACATGACGAATACGTTTTCCAGCGAGGCGGCGTTTGATTACGACGTTTCAGAGCCTGATACCATCACCTTTGAGACGCCCTTTAATGACTCGACAACAAATCTACGCAAGGGCGATCTAGTCTCATGGGGTGAGCCGTCCAAAGCGTCTATCTCTTGCTTAGTGCAGGAGATTAAATCACGGCGGGACCTTGGCGCGGAAGTCACCCTGATTCAGTATTCGCCCGGAGTCTACGAAGCCGAGAATGGGGCCATACCTCCTTATGATCCCCGAATCACCATACCGCCGATACCGGAGCTACCCAAGCCCCCGGCCCCGGCGATTGTCAAAGTCACGACCGACGAAAGCGTCTTAGAGCGCGACACAGACGGTAGTTTTGCCAGCCGTATCGTGTTAGACCTCCGCAACCCCGAAGGCAGGACCCGTGCCGAGCGAGACGCAGCAAGCCGGGTGGACGCTGTGCAAGTGCAGTTCCGACCCAGCACGCCAGACAGCATAGCCAAGGCCGAATGGGTGCGCTCTGGAACCTATGCAGGCGACGTGACCCGCGTGTCAATTCGTGACGTACAGGACAGGCAGAGCTATGACGTTCGGGCGCGGTCTATTACGAAAGACGGAACGCCTTCGGACTGGGCAACGCGGTTGAATGTCACCGTGATCGGAAAAACTTCACCCCCTCCGAATGTTACCAATCTGCGTTGGGTTGGTGGTCGTCTCAGTTGGGAGTATCCCGATCCCCCGGCT